AAAGAAGGATGATGAGAAGGAAAGAGTTAAAGGTTCTCGCTAGTAAGCTAGACAAAAGAAGGGGCGACACTAAGCCGCCCTTTCTAGTTTTACTTAAGTCCGTGTTTCTCTACGGAACGTTTGACCCACAGTAGTGCAGTAGTAAGATGCTGCCTAGCTATCTCTAGCTCCTCAGTTTCCCAAAGATTGGCGTTGATGTACTCATCTGTCCAAGTAAAGTGATCCAGTAGTCCTTCATCAAACACACACCTCTTACTATCTATGTGGTCCTGTGCCTCTTGTTCTAGTTTCACATTGAACCCTTAGGTAGCTATGTAAGTAATGACAGGGATGACAACTTTTTCAAGAAATGTCCCTGTGAAGATTGTTATTACTGGTACTACGACAAGTGCTGATAGAAAAGTCATGTTGTATTTCCTTTATACTAAGTCTACGATTTCACAGGAGTCACCAGAACACGCTAGTGTCTGACTTCCTGCAGTGTTGTCTTCCTTCTCATAGTCTGATAGATCTTCCCAATTAATCTTCTTAGGCATGAGAGATAGAAGTTCTTTGTAGTCACTCTTACCACAGTCTTGGTAAGGCGCTTGCTGATATGTGTGCTCATTGAATGGCAGGAATGATACACCAGACATCTCATCAAAGTGTTTATACACAAAGGCACCCACTTCAAACCATTCATCAGAACGAACATTTATAGTTACGCTAGGCTTATGTTCGCACCAATGCCGTTGATACATGAGCCACATCTCTAGCTGCTCAATAGCTGTAGTATCTTTAGTACACACCGCACCATCTGGAGCCTTCTGAGGGAAGCTGAACACAGTAGTTTGGTCTGGCTTCATTACGTCTGGTGCATTAGGTATGCCTTGGTCTATCATAAACTGTGTCAGGGGGTCTTTATTATCACCACGTACAGTACGAATATAATAGGGTGAGTGACGAGCGTGAATACCAGAGGCAGAATTAACGAGTTGTGATACCGTACCGGAAGGTTTAACGCATGTGATAGCAGTAGAGACAGGGATGCCAAGACGCTCAGCCCACTCAGCGTTAGTAGCCACAGCGATAGATTTAAGATGCTCAAGTGTTTTCTCCAATCCTGCGTTCTTAGTTGTAAGTAAAGGGTTATCCATTATCCCTGTGATAGACACACCCAGCAGTCGTTCTTCTTCGGTATTTCGCTGCCACATCTTTCGCAGATAGGGGAACTTTGTATAGGTAGATTGTATAGTACCCAAGATCGTAGCGATACGAACTTTCTTCTCAAGTGATTCAATATCATCTGTCGCACGTACTACACACTCCGTTAAATTACACACCTGACCTGATCGTAATATGATTTCACTGCACGGGTTAGTGCCGAACTCATGGTTAGGATCACGCCTACCATTCTTAGCTGCCTGCTTCTTAGCTGCCTCACGGTTGAAGATACCACGCTCACCACTGCCTGACTCAACCAGAGCCATCCATTCACGCATGAATGATAGACTGTCAGGCTTCTCAGAGTATGATACTGAGTTGTTAGCTAAGGCACGGTGAGGATTGTTGTCCCACCATGAGCCTGACTTAGCGTGACGCATACGGTCATCAGATAAATTACTCAATGAAATCATGGCGCTGCGCCGAACTCCACCAACTACCACTACCTCACCAATCTTACACATGATGTCGTGGCACTCAATAGATGAGAGCTTACGGTTCTGTGCTTCCCTAAAGGTACGTATAACAAAGTTGAATAGATCTACCAGTGGCGCTGGGCCTGACGCACGTCCTCCGAATGTCTTAAGTCTTGCACCAGCAGGGCGTACTCTACTCACGTCCCACGTAGGTATCTCACCACTGTACAGCAGAGCAATCACTTGTCGTAGAGCTTTTGCCCAACCTTCTTTGCTATCCTTAACAACAATGTTAGTCTCGCTATCAAACAACTCAGGGACTTCTGGTAGCTTCTGAACGTACTGACGCTCAACACTGAAGCCTACCCCAGTACCACACATAAGAACATGCATAGCTTCATCAAAGGATACGATGTTATCTACTGCAATGTAAGAGCAGTTGTACATGCTAATGTTATCCCTCATAGCAGCAGGGCCAGCAGTCATAAGGCTACGCATAGAAGGCATGACCTCTAGGGATAGTATAGCTTCTTCAATATCCTTGATGTATGTATCATCCCCTGTAACAGGGTGTACAATATTTTCCATGAAGCGAGATACTGTCTCACCCCAAGTCTCACGGCGTCCCTCCTTGTCTAGCCATCGTGCATAGCGGGACTTGTGTATAAATGATTGGTAATCTGTAGGTAGATAGTTGTTCATCTGTTGTCACCTGATCCCTGTAATACGCCACGCTCTTTGCGACTGTTTAATTTCTCCATATTAATCTCAGCAATCTCTTGCAAGTTACTCCCTATACAGTTAGCAGTAACTGCAAGGTAATACAAGATGTCACCTAACTCTTTTTTTACTCCATCATTATCAAATGTTGCACCATCTCTTAGGCTCTTTTTTAGTTTCTCTGCTACCTCACCTGTTTCTCCAACAAGTCCTAGTATGTTTTCTAGTAGCCTAGTGTATCCTTTAGTTAGTACTAAGCCCTCTGCCCACTGGCTGTATGCTGCTAATGCATTTACTGGTGTACCATCTTCGTTAAAATTATTATTGTAATCTTCTATGTCTGTCTTGTACTGTATAGACTCTATGTCTTCTTGTGTAATCATATTAGTCTTTCCTTAACTCTAATAGTATCAACCTTAACATCATCTATATCATAGAATGTATCTATAATAAGATCATGGATGTCATCCTCGTGTGCATCTTCAAACGAACCTAAGATGTTATTCTTTTTATCTACATTGATTAAGAATGTTACACTAAAACATTTATCTCTCATCTGTGTTTCTCCGCTAGTGCTTCGTTCATCTTCCTTAAGTACCACTCTGCTTTCTGCATATCCTCTGCAGGCTTCTGCTTGTAACGGTAACGGTGTTGATACTTAATCATATTGCCGTGGCAGTAAGCAATGAATCCATCTAAGCCTACTACCTGCTTGATGTAATCAATACACTCAATACCTCCCATGTTGTAGTGGGCTGGACGTTCCACTGGATCAAACTTGGTCATGCATTACCCTTCGTTTTTGTATACTCGTTGAAGTTTATTACCTTACCGTTGGACTTTTGTAAAGGCTTATCTTCCTCTGCCCTCTTATTAATTTCTTGCATTAGTAAGAAGCGTCTATGATTAGTAACCCTATCCATAATAGACTCATCCTCTTCCATCAAATCTAAGAAGGCACTACACAAGGTAGCTACATAAACTAAATCATGTAGTACATCTTCTGAGTGGCGAAAGTTATCACCGACTGCTATCCCTGTAGATACAGTACCATCCCATTCTTCTAGTGAAGTCTTACTTGTAGGACTAATAATAAAAGCAACCTCGTCATCTCCTAGCTCATATGTCATCTTTTTATCTTCTCTGTCTTAAGAGGGATACGATCTACTTTGATTACATCCCCTGTTTCTTTAAGCCAAGCCTCAGGTATAACTCTATGTGACCACAGGAACCCTTGCTTATCACACCATTCAGAGTACCTAGACTTAGCGCCCTTATAAAGCTTAGCCTTAGCGTTACTAAATACAAACCTAATGTCTAACTCAGGGTGTTGCTTACGGACTTCTATATGTTTATTTCTATCCTCAGAATCAAATATTCCCTTTGTCTCAATTAGTATTCCATTGTCTAATTGAAAGTCAGGTGTGTAAGTGCGATAGTGTAAGTCTTCCCACTCTATCTTCAACTGCTCATAGCGTACAGTCTTCTGACACTTAGCAAGTACAAGAGCAGTGTCTTTCTCTAGGCCACTCCTGTACTTACCTTTAGCGTGATACCGTTTAGTTGCTGGCATCTTTGTCTGGAATAGTTTCACTAACCAGTGACTTCTTAAGACGAGCTACTAAGCCGTTACCTACAGTAGATATACTATGCAGTTGATACTCTAACTGCTGCTTAATGTTTCCGTTATACTGGATTTCTTTAAGCAAAGAAGTTTGATCCTCTGAGAAATCTTCTGAGTCATACTCAATATCGTCTAGTGTAATCTTAGTCATGTTCTTTCTTATCCTTCTATTGAAATGTATTCTACTAAGGGTGGTGCCTTTGATCCTGTGTATACCTTAGAGGGTAGTTCTTTTAGCTCAGGCCAACACTTCTTTTTGTGATCACACCATGAGCAAGTCTTACAAAGTTTAAGGTTACCACTAGCTTTCTTTCTGAATGTCTCTGGCACTGCCTCAAAGCAACGCTCAAAGGGTTCATCATTATTTATGTAGTCAACTGTACCTTTGATAGAAGCCATCACCTCTTCAACATCAGCAGTCTCTGCTGTTACATATTTGAATTGACCATTCACTTTGTTGATCACCCACCAACCACCAACATCATTACCTGATGCAACGGCGTATCCTATAAGCTGTGATACATAACCAAAGTCATCAGAGTAAGCCAATGAATCGTAGCTGGCAAACTTGTTGTCGTAACCGTAAGGTGTAGTTGATTTAACATCGTCTACCTTACCATCCAACACCATGTCATACTCACCATTGATGGTGGCATCACCTACCTTAAGTGCAACCTTATCGTTGTCACCAAAGTCAACACCAGCAGCACGTAGTACCCCTTTGAACATAGCCTCAGTCCAATCACCCATCAGCATGTTAAGCATGAAGGAGGTAGGCTTTTGCACGTCAGTCTCAGGGTAATTCTTAGCGAACCAAAGCTGACATCTAGGCCTACCAATGTTGGACATACGCAAACGAAACTCATCACGAGGGCCACCATTGAACTGCTTGTTAAGTGCAGCAGCCACATCCGTGGCTACTTGCTGTATTATATCTTCACTCATGCTTGCTTCGCCATTAATAGCTGACCGCAAGTATGCGTGTACTGATAGCTCAGCGGGGTGTATCATCCCTCAAACTCTCGCACTTCTACGATAGAACCTACCATCTCTGCATCAGCAGCAGACAGTCTACCATCAGAAGCTTCTGTGTGCTTGCCTTCAATCCAAGTATTAGTACCCTTGATCCAATCAATAAAGTCTTGAAGGATACTACTATCGTCTGAGCCATAAGGAACCTGCTCACCCAATGAAGGTACAATGATAGCGTACTTACCACCAGATGGTAGGTCACGCTTAGCACTGCCTAGCTTAAGCGTATGCTCAACAGGGGTAAGCTTCTTACTAATGATCTGGTTGATTGCTGCATCCATAGCCTTCATGGACTCATTGTTCTTAACATCCATTACGAATGGCATCTCAGCATCCATACCATTGATTGCGTTACCCATATCATCAGTAGGTTTGTCTAGCTTTAGTACACCAAGCATAACCCTGACCCGCTTAACACTACGGATAATAGTCTTCATCTCCTCAGGCAAGGACTGAAAGTCTTTGATGTATCCTGATGGACGCCCAAGGTTAAACCTACCTGTAGTATCCTTTAAGTCTGCGTTAAGGTTAGCTGCCAGCAATGTCTTATGCATAGCCTTAGCTTCTGCATCCCACTTTTGCCACTGGTGTCGCTGTGAGAAGATACGTGTAGAGATTGTCTTACTGTACACAACCTCACCATCAGGTAGTGTTACCTTGTAGGCACCAACTGGAACCTTGATAACATCGTCACCCTCTGCATCTATTACTGTGAGGGCTGAGTGTACTTGATTTACACGAGCCAAGGAGGACTGTGTGGTACTACCACCGCCGCCTGTGCTGATACCCATAGCTTCAGCTAGGGACATACCGTCTACTTTAAGTGCTACATCTGTTGTCATATTAGTGATCCTTTATCAATCATATTTGTTATGTGAAGCTAAGTTATAACCTCATACGTCATGCGTGTCAAGCCAATTAGGGCCAATCTTTGCCTCTAATAATAGAGGTACATTCATCTTGACTTTGTAGTAGTCATAGATGATTTGGTTCAAGTCCATGTTCATAGAGTTAATGATCTCTATCACCTGATCTGTCTCGTAGGGATGTATGTCTATGACCATTGAGTCATGCACACTGTTTACCAGTGTAGACCTCATAGGCATGAGCCTACTCTCTAGCTCCACAAGTACTGCAGGTACTACATCCCCTGTTGCAAACCCCTGCACTGGGTAGTTCTTTATCATAGTAAAGTTAGTTGGTAAACCATTAGGCCTCCTCTCTGTACCGGGGAAGGCGTACTGCCTGCCACCTACGTTAGTAATCTTTTGATACCGTACTGCCTCATTGCCTAGCCTCTTATGCCAAGCAGCAATGCCCTCATACTTCTCTATGAAGTGATGATAGTACGCTGCCTCTGAAGGTGTGCGTCCATAACCTGTAGCTCCAAACAAGGGTGCGAAGGTGTGCTCCTTAGCTTCCTGCCTAGTCGTTGCCTGCCCTGCATCACTGATAACCTTAGCTGTGTAGCTGTGTACATCAAACCCTGATGCAATCTCTGCTATAGCTAATG